GTCGTGCTGACATTCGCGTATCACCAGCTAAGTAAGGAGAACAATCATGATCCGCTTCAGCAAAGAAAATTTATTAACGCAATTGCAAAACAAAATTAACCACATGGAAAAAGTTTGGGGTTTTGTTTCTGACAATGGTACAAACCAAATTAAAGACAAAACCGAATTTGACCGCGTTATGGCTTACGGTGAATACAACTCCCTGCTTGACGTTTACGAGTCAATCAAGGATGGAAACTATTTCATATGAAATTCCTTGAACTATTTGCAGGCATTGGTGGCTTCCGCCTTGGGTTAGAAAAGGCAGGTCACGAGTGCGTATGGGCTAACGAATTCACATCAAAGGCGGCAAGCATCTATGAGCACAACTTTAAAGACAAACCTGATGGACGAGACATCCGATCAATTCACGTTGATGAAATCCCAGATGCCGACTTACTTGTTGGAGGATTTCCATGCGCGACTTTTAGCATTGCTGGCAAGCGAACAGGGTTTGGCACAGAAGATACACGAGGTACTCTCTTTTTTGAGATCTGCCGACTTCTCGCTGGTAAAAGAATCCCATATCTATTCCTTGAAAATGTTAAAGGACTCCTCAACCACGACGGAGGGCGAACCTTTGGAGTTATCGTCGCAAGTCTGGATGAACTGGGGTATGACGTGCAGTGGGAATGTCTTAACAGCAAAAATTTTGGAGTCCCACAGAGTCGGGAACGAGTCTTCATTGTCGGCAATCTTAGAGACAGACCCAGACCCCAAGTATTTCCTATCGGAAGATGCTATTCAACGGATGGTGTTCAAGACGGAGCGCAACAAGCTACTCAATCGAGGGTTCAAGCCGCAAATCATAAAAGGTTTGCCGTCGGAACCTTACTTCACAGACTTTACGAGGGAGACACTAACAACGTCTACCTTGAAGACGGAGTATGTCGAGAAGCTTTCGATTCTGGACACGGATACACCGCCAGAGGACAAGCAGTTGGGTCTTTTCTGAGACAGCTCACACCGCTCGAATGTGAGCGCCTTCAATCACTGCCAGACAACTGGACAAAGTGGTATGCCGATGGCTCTCTTGTCACTGACGCTCAGAGATACGAGCGTTGTGGACGTGCCGTCACTGTCAACGTCATTCATGAAATTGCAAAGAGGTTACCGTTATGAAATCTTGGACATTTGAAACCAAAGAGATTGCAGAAACATTTGACTCTCACGTTCGTGAACAGCTACCGTGGTACGACATGGTCACTGACGCTGTGTGTTACATCACACGCAATTATTTGACTGAGGGTGGTGTTGTGGTTGACGTTGGAGCCTCCACAGGGAACATGATTGACAAGCTCATGCCGTTGGTCGAAGAGCGCTGGGCAGACGTCGTTGCAATTGAGAAAAGCCAATCAATGTGCAATATTTTGCAAAAAAAGTATAAGAAAAGCGATTACGTGGTCATTGAAAATAATGACGTGATTAACCACGAGCTTCCGAATGCTGATGTGCTCATCGTATTCCTAACCATGATGTTCATCCCAATCAGAAAGCGTAAAGCGCTTATGAGCGCCTTGAGAGCGAGTTGCAAGCAAGGCGGGGTCATCATAGTGGTGGACAAAGTTTGCGATCATGGCGGGTACTTCTCGACCGTCCTAAAGCGCCTCACCATGCAGTTCAAGCTTCAGCAAGGCGCCAAACCAGAGGACGTGCTTAATAAGGAGATGAGTTTGGCAGGGATACAGATCCCAATTGACCCAGCTATTCTGGGGACAGACGCAAAGCAATTTTTCCGCATGGGTGAGTTTGCAGGCTGGGTAATTGAATGTTAGGGAAAGTCCCTATACCTAACCCGCTTTAATTTCATGTTAAGATGCATCCACGCCAATCAGGCGTTTACTTGAAAGACCAAAATGAACTTTTTCAAAACACAACAGAACCCACACGCTCCAGTCCACATCATTGTTGTGGACATCAGCGATAAGACACAGCACACAGATGGCTGGGTATCACGCAATGACTTCAAGACCCTTGAGCAGGCTCAAGAGGTGGCAGATGCCGCCAGCCGCTTCGAGGGCGTGGACTACATCGCTACTGACGCTGGTGACTACTGCTCACCACGTTACGACGTGATCAAGGCTCCTCAGCACTTGACTCCAGTCTCCTACTGTTTCAACGGTGACTACTACCCTTGCGGTCACATCAAGTCCATCAGCAAGACCATGAAGAAAATTACTACCACCACAGGTAAGACTTTCTATCGTCGTAAAAACACAGGTTGCTGGTTGGCTAACGGCACATGGTCAATGGTCGAAGGTCACATCGAACAACGCAACCCAATGTTCTGAAAGTAAATATGGCAAACGAAATCGAAACATCAATTCAAACAAAGGACGGCGCCCGTGTGGGCGTTGACCAGTACGACGAAAGCATTTGGCTTTCCCTGCAAGGTCGCCGTGCCAGTATGCACGTCATCTTGAACCGTGCTGAGGCTGAGCAACTTTTGGTCAACCTGAAACTCGTGCTGGCTCAAGAGGTGACAGCATGACCATGAAATTTTACAAACGTGCGATTGAGCTGTTTTGGCAATCAAAAACAAATGAAGGTTGGAAGTACATGTACACAACCAATGTTTTTCGCACCTGTCGAGAGGCTGTAGCAAATACCAAAGCTACTTGGCCTCACCTTTCAATCAAAGGCAACTTTGCAAAAAAATGAGCGAGACCAACATGAGCCCATACATCAAAGGATTTGACGCAGGGGTTGACTGCGTTTTGACCGAAATTAAACGCTTAGAGAAGATCGGGCCTGTGAGCCTCGATCAGCTACTCAAGCACCTTGACCCTCAACTCGACCAGAAAACGTCTCAAACGCCCGATAAAGGGGCTTCCTGATGCTTTCTTTGATCAAGAGCGTACGGGTTACGCTCCGCGGAATACCTGATGGAATAACTTTAGAAGATCTATCAGAACTGTTGGATAGACCAAAGAGCAACGTCAGGAAGGTTCTTAAGAACATGCCAGACACGTACATTGACAGGTGGGAGGTGGCGCCAAGGGGTCAGTACAAAGCTGTTTGGTGTGTCTGCATTCCTCCTACCGATTGTCCAAGACCAGATGGAAAAGCAGATGACTGAGCTAAATATTTGGGAGAAGGCGCTGGGTTGGCGCAAAAGGCAGATGATCGAACGCCAGCTCGACCCCATCACAAGCAAGATCAGGAACGACACCTTGGAAGAGGTAGCGCTCGAGTTCGATAAGATGCGCAACGGTGGGGACACCACGGCAAGCTTTGCGGCATACGTACGAGGATTAAAGCGATGAAACGAGTAGCAATACTGTGCCCATCTTACGACGGTAAGGTGGTGTGTGACTTCAGCATCAGCATGGCTGTACTCTTCCAAAGGGCGGCTGTAGAGCGTCCTGACCTGCACATGAACCTAAACTTTTGGATGGGTGAGGCTCTCCTGCAAAAAGCTCGAAGTGCCTTGTTCTGTGATGCCTATGACAACGGATTCGATGAGATCGTGTTCATTGACGCAGACCAAGGGTTCACCGCTGATGCGTTCTTTAACCTTGTAGACCATGACGTAGACGTTGTGGGTATACCTGTACCCATGAAGGTGGAGGATGAGCGGTACAACATTCGCCCAGAAGATCCAGCCAAACACAAGTGGGATCCTGTAACAAAGTTACTTGAGGTGGAATGTATTGGGACTGGGTTCATTAAGCTATCCCGTAAGGCTATGAAGATCTTGTGGGACAAGGGAACCCCGTACTACGACGGAAAAGACAGAAGACTGATCTGCGACATTCAGATCATCAACGGTGGAATGATCTCTGAGGATGTGCAGATTTGTAGAAAGCTCACGGATGAGGGACTCAAGATCTACGTGGACATACGCCACACATGCACGCACTTTGGAGTAAAAAAGTACATTGGCGATTACCAAATGAAGTATGCAAAGACAGTCCTAGATGGGATATTGGGGACAAGCGAATGACTGGAAATATCTGGAAACCAAAAGGCAACCAAGAGTACTGGGCACAAGCTTGGATAGCCGAAAACATAAAAGAGGCTCATCAACTCATCAAAGACCTACAAGCCGCAGGTCAGGAACTGGAGTCCAAGCTCAAGCATGTGACCGCAAAAGCCGAAAGACTGGAAGCACAAAACAAAGAATTCAAGCTCACTATCAAAGACATGGATCGAAGGATCATGAAGGGCTTGAAGGACTAACCTTGCACACAAACGAAAAGATCCGTTAAACTTTGCGTTAAAGGAGCTCAGTGATGGCAAAGAAACCAAAAGATCTTTCCAGCGACACAGTCGCCGATGTGACAGGTAAGCCGCAAACAAAAGAGGTGACCAAAACAGGTAGACCCTCAAAGTACAACCCAGAGATAGCAAGAGTTATCTGTGAGCAGTTAAGCGAGGGAATACCGCTAAGGCAAATATGCAGAGACAACGATGGGTTCCCTGCATGGAGGACGGTATACGATTGGATGTGGAAGGATGCAGAGCTTGCCACAGCCATCGCGCACGCACGTGACATAGGCTACGACGCTCTTGCTGAGGAGTGTTTGTACATTGCTGACAACTTGCACATGGGCAAGAAGAAGGTCTACACCTCTGGAGCTGAGGAGGGTGAGGACAGCGTGACCGTGACAGAGGAGGACATGCTTGGCCACCGTAAGCTACAGATTGAGACCCGCCTCAAGCTACTGGCTAAGTTCAACCCTAAGAAGTACGGCGAGTACCGTGAGCCTGAGAAGGCTGTAGATCCGATGATCATCGACGGTGAGGTCAAGACCGTTATGGACGTAGCTATCAAGCGCCTTGAGTTGCTCAGGGTCGTTCAATGACAGAGGTTGTCGACAAGGACGTGCTGGAGATCCTTGCTGATCCAAACATCAGAAAGAGCCTTGGCCCCTACCACTCAATGGCATACGCCAGACGGGCTAAATGGCTCTCAGGGGCGTTTAATCACCAGAAGCTACCCCAAGGTACATGGTGGAGCATCTGGCTCATGCTGGCTGGCCGTGGCGCCGGCAAGACCCGTACCGCGGCTGAACAGCTTTGGTGGTGGGCATGGGAGAACCCCAACACCCGCTGGCTGGTCTCCGCTCCTACTTCTATGGACGTCAGGGGTACGTGCTTTGAGGGTGAGTCAGGACTCATGGCAGTGATTCCCGAGATCCTGATCAGGGACTACAACAAAGCCCTGCATGAGATCGTCCTGATCAACGGTAGCCTGATCAAAGGCATCTCAGCCTCTGAGCCTGATCGTTTCCGTGGTGGTCAGTACCATGGTGCATGGCTTGATGAGCTTGCCGCATGGGACTACCTTGACGAAGCTTGGTATAACATCCAGTTCGCCGTGCGTCTCAAGAAGGCAGACGGCAGGACACAGATCCTTGCCACGACTACCCCACGTCCCAAAGACCTGATCGTAGAGCTTGTAGGCAGGGAAGGCGACGACGTGGCCATGACGACGGCATCTACCTACGTCAACCTAGCTAACCTCGCTCCAAGCTTTCAAAAGCAGATCCTGTCATACGAAGGCACAAAGATCGGCAGGCAGGAGATCCACGCTGAGCTGATTGACCCTGAAGAGTCAGGTATTGTCAAGCGGGAGATGTTTAAGCTGTGGGCGCCAAACAAGGCGTTCCCCAAGTTTGAGTACATCTTGCAAAGCTACGACTGCGCCAGCTCAGAGAAGACTGTCAACGATCCGACAGCGGCTATCACGTTCGGCGTGTTCAAGCCGCTGGATGGCCCAATGTCCGCGATGGTAATCGACTGCTGGCAGGACAGGCTCCAGTATCCCGACCTACGTCCCAAGGTGATTGAGGAGTACGACGTGGTGTACGGTGAGGGCAAGGACAAGAAGCGCGTAGACCTGATCCTTGTGGAAGACAAGTCCGCAGGCATAGCACTGATCCAAGACTTACAGCGTGCGCATATGCCAGTACGGGCGTACAACCCCGGCAGGGCTGACAAGATCCAGCGCCTTAATATTGTCTCCAACATCATCGCCGCTGGGCGTGTATGGATCCCTGAGAGCAGTGTCAGGAAAGGCTACGTCAAGGACTGGGCTGAGGGCTTTGTGTCCCAGATATGTAGCTTCCCTGACTCGACGCACGACGACTTCGTGGACGCCTGCACCCAAGGGCTAAGGTTCCTACGCGACGCTGGGTGGTTGGACATCGACGGCGCACCACGAGACGATTACGACATGGACGACTACATTGACAGCGGTATGGCTAAGAAGCACGAGAACCCGTACGCCGCCTAAAGGACAAAGATGATCATCACGCAAGAATGGTTAGACAGTATCAAGGACGATCAAGGGATCACCACTGGTCAAGAGTATGTGCTCAACAAGTGGATCTGTGACGACGACTGGGTAGGCAAGATGATCCCCAACCACATCGCCAGCTTCCTTGAGCACTGCAAAGGCTATCGAGGACTACCTGAAAGAGTCAAGGCTTTCAAGGGGTGGACATGAAGGTTGCGTACATTACGCCTTACTTCAAAGAAGACGCTGACGTCTTAGAGCGGTGCATCAGAAGCGTGCAAGCCCAGACCATCAAGGCAGATCACTTCCTTATCAGCGACGGCTACCAACAGGATTGGGTTGCCAATAGGGTGGCTAGGCACATCCCACTGGGCAAGTCCCACGGCGACTACGGCAACACCCCTCGTGGGATCGGTGCCCAGCTTGCGGTCAGTGAGGGATACGACGCCATCGGGTTCTTAGATGCTGACAACTGGATCGACCCTGAGCACACCAAGGAGTGCCTGACCACGGCGATTGGAAACTACGGCTCACCAGTCAACTGTGACTACGTGGTAGCTAGGCGCAGGTTCGTTCGCCCTGACATGACTGTCCTCAACATGCCAGACGACAGCTCACTGATTGACACAAGCTGTTTCTTTTTCTTGCGCGGTGCTTTCCCTATGCTCCCAACGTGGAACCTGATGCCCAAGGAGTTCTCCAACATAGGAGACAGGATCTTTGGCAAGCGCATACGTGAGGCAGGACTGAACAGCGCCACCAACAAGGCTGTGACCGTGAACTACCTGAACCTGTGGGCAAGCTCGTACCACGCCATGCATGAGACGCCTCCGCCTGAAGCTAAGCCTAACGTAGACGGCGGTAGCGGGTACAGGTGGCTGGCTGAGATGGACAGCAGGAACAAGGAGTTGGTGCACAGGCTAGTCGGATCAGATCTATGATGGACGAACGCCAACACCCAAGGTATCATTGGGACAACAGCAACTCAGCGGGATAAGCCATGGCTGACATAAACACACCAGCGTTCTACCCACGAGTTGGGAACATCAGGTCTAAGAACTTTAGGCCAGCCCAGCCTGCTCCGTTTGTCAACGATCCCAGAGCGATGGATCTGCCCCAGTACGGCGACGTCAACCTAAGCGTTCCCACCAAAGATAACCTTGAGATGGGTAGACGCATGGCTCAGCGTGATGCTGACCTTAAGCGCCAGCAAGAAGCTGACACATCCCCACTTGAGAAGGCGGCTGGCGCGTTGCAGACAGTTAGGCTCATGGGTTCAGCCCTGACGCAAGCCATCAACTCATTGCCTACCCGCATAGCTAAGGGTGATGCCGCGGCTGAGCAGTTCATGCAAGAGCGCATGTACAAGCCTGAGCAACCCTTGGCGTATGAGTACGCAGGTGACGTAGGCAACTTTCTTGATCGACTTGAGACTGAGTACAAGATCCCACCAGTGCTACCCGAGGCGATGGCGTTGCAGTACCTGACAAACCCAGCCATGTCCCAAGCTATGGGAACAGCAGGCAGGGGTGCGCAGGCTCTTGAGAGACGCCTAGACCCTATGGTGACCCAAGCCCTTGAGGGCGGTGGTTTACAGCGTGACCTGCTGTTAGGTATGGGTCAGGGTACGCAGTCCAATGTAGTCAAGCCCAAGGGCGGCGTCAATATCTCCAGCAACCCAGACACCATGATGATGGAG